ATCTAACTAACAACAATCGAGTAGGTGCTGTAGATGGTCAGGTCAACATGGATGACTTGCTTAATGCTACTCCGGGTGGAATTATCCGTATCAAGAATCCTAATGCTCTGGTTCCGCTAACGATTCAGAGTACATTCTCTCAAGCCATGCCAATGTTGGAATACTTGGATGCGGTTCAGGCTAAGAGAACAGGTGTTAGCGATGCACAGCAAGGACTTGATCCAGACGTATTGAACAATGTAACGGCTACGGCTGTGGCTGCGATGATGAAGTCTAATTCTGGCAAGCTAGAACTAATCGCTCGCATCTTCGCTGAAACAGGTGTTAAGAGTCTGTTTAAGGGTATCTTGCATTTACTTGGCAAGTATCAGGACAAGCCTCGTATCGTTCGTATGCGCGGTAAGTACGTGACGTTTGACCCTAGAACATGGGCTAACCAGTACGACATTAGCGTTAATGTTGGTCTAGGATCAGGTGACAGAGATCAGAAGTTAGCTATGTTGCAGATGGTTCTAGCAAAACAAGAGCAGATCATTCAGCAGTATGGTCTGTCTAATCCTTTGGTATCTATCGGTCAATACCGCAATACACTAGCTAAGTTCATTGAGTCAGCAGGTTTCAAAGATGCTAACGAGTTCATGAATGAAATTACGCCAGAGCAAAATGCTGCGCTTTCTCAGCCACAGCCTCCATCCCCGGACGCACAGGCACAGGTTGCTGAGATGCTGGCTCAGGTGGAAAGAGAAAAGACTCAGGCTAAGAGCCAAATTGATGCGGCGAAACTTGACCTTGAGAAGCAAACACTTGAAGCCGAATATACCCGCAAAGGTATAGAGATGCAGATGAAGAACCAGAAGGATACGGCTGAGTTACGTATCAAAGAGGCTGAGTTAGCAGTTAAGCAATTACAAGCTGTACTGGCTATGGACTTAGCTGACGAGGATACAAAGAACAAGCAGACTGAGTTGACGTTGAAGGCTTTACGTGAACTTGGCACTCTGACTAGAGGAATGTAATGCAGAAATCAGATTGGGCTAATAACTTACTAAGAGACGATTACTTTATTGAGATGATGGAAGAACTCAGAGGTATGGAGATAGCTAAGTTCTTAAATAGCGAATATGGGGATGTAGAGGAGCGCGAAGAAGCGTATATACGTCTTAGAGTCCTAGAGTCCATCGATAATTACATTCAAGGGTTAGTAGACCAGAAAATTATAGATCAAAAAAAGTTAAAGATTTTGTAGTCCGAATCGTCCGGTTGGCGATATAATTAAGGAAACATAAATGAGCGATACTCAGAACACGACACCGGAAGGTAGTGGTGAGTTAACGGTAGAAGGTGCAGCTAACGCTTTCTTGAGCATGATGGATCGGGAAGATGGCTCCGACAAGGAACAACCAGAATCCGCTTCAGAAGCTAACGAAAGCGATGCCGAATCAGAGGAATCTGAGGTAGAACAAGATGATGACGGTGAGGAGCAAGAGCAGCCCACGTATCTGGTTAAAGCAGCCGGAGAAGAACGTGAGGTAACGCTTAATGAGCTTATCAAGTCTTATCAACTTGGCACGGATTATACTAAGAAATCGCAAGCAGTAGCTGAGGAGCGCAAGGCTGTAGAGTCTGAGCGTCAAGCAGTTCAAGAAGCCAAGCAAATGCGCGATACGTACGCACAGAGACTTGAGATGATTGAGCAAATGCTTCAGCCTCAGCAAGAGGAAAATCTTGAGTACCTGAAAGAGACTGATCCTATTGGATACTCTGTAAAGGTAGCTGAGATGATTCAGAGAGATAAGCAACTAGCTGCTGTACAAGCTGAGAGACATCGAATCAATCAGCAACAGGAGCAGGATAGACAAGTGCAGATGCAGTCAGTAGTGGCTGAGGAAATGCAGAAATTGTCTAGCTATATCCCTGAGTTTACTGATCCTGCTAAGGGCGAGGCTATCAGAAATGATATACGAGCTTTTGGTAAGCAGATTGGATTCTCTGATAACGAATTAGCGGCTGTCTATGATAGTCGGGCAGTATTAACTCTGTATAAGGCGATGCAGTACGACAAGTTAGTCGCAAGTAAGCCAGCTATCACCAAGAAGGTGAATGAGGCTCCTAAAGCGATTAAGTCAGGCGTAAGCAAACCTAGAGATAGTAATGCTGAAGAAACACGGAAACTAAAGGCACGAGCTAAGTCTAGCGGAAGTGTCCGCGATGCAGCTAGTGTATTTGAACGATTTTTATAAGGAATTGAATCATGGCTATTTATAATGCTTATGACGCAATCGGTCAGCGTGAAGATTTGACCGACATCATTTACGACATCTCGCCTACTACTACTCCATTCATGAGTTCTATTGGCAAGACTAAGGCAACGGCTGTTTTCCACGAGTGGCAGACCGATTCTCTTGCAGCAGCTACCACAAATAATGCTGCCGTTGAGGGTGCTGACGCTTCCGATGCTACTTTGTCACCTACTACTCGTTTGGGTAACTACACTCAGATTCTGCAAAAGACTATCAAAGTCTCTGGCACTCTGGACACAGTTAACAAAGCAGGTCGTAAGTCTGAGAAGGCATACCAGTTGGCTAAGGCTTCACAAGAGCTAAAGCGTGACCTAGAAACTATCCTGTTGGCTAATCAAGGTCGTTCTGCTGGTACTACTAACTCTACTGCTCGTAAGATGGGTTCGTTGCTGTCGTGGATCAAGACTAACTCTGTTGCTAATACTACTGGTGATCCTACAACTATCGGTGTATCGACTCGTGTAGATGGTACAACACGTACATTTACTGAGGCTCTGCTGAAAACTGTAGTTGCTGAGGTATTTGCTTCGGGCGGTACTCCTAAGATTCTGATGGTTGGTGCTACTGGTAAACAGAAAGTATCTAGCTTCACAGGTCTGTCGGCTTATCGTTATAACGTCAATGCTGGTGGCGGTGGTGCTGGCGTTGGTGCAGCAACTATCGTCGGTGCTGCTGACGTTTACTTGTCAGACTTCGGTTCAATGAGCGTTGTTCCTAACATTTTCATGCGTACACGCGATGCTCTGGTGCTTGATCCTGAGTATGCTGCATTAGCTTATCTGCGTCCATTCATGACTAACGAGCTTGCTAAGGCAGGCGATAGTGATAAGACACAAGTGCTTTGTGAGGTAACGTTAGAGGTAAAAAACGAGGCTGCACATGGTATCGTTGCTGACTTAGATATGTCTCTGTAATTGAATAGCCCCTGATCTTCGGATTGGGGGCATTTACGAGGATTTATGGACTATAGAAAACAGGTTGTTCATGCGGACGGTGATGGCGGTATTATCATCGAGACTAAACAGGATGTTACTGAGATACTAGACAGTAACACCCATATCAGAGAGATAGACAAAGCAAGACAAGGAAATCTTAAAGAATTACATCACGTAGCTCGAATACCTTTTACGGTCATTGATGACTTGAACAAGAAAGGTATTATGAAAGGTTTTGTAATTGTTGATGATCCTGCCTTTGCTCGGTGGCTCAATGATTCCGATAATGCACAATGGAAAGTCTATAGGGGTAACGTCTAATGGGTATTACAGTAGGTGTATGCGTTCCAGCTAGAGACGAGGTTCATACTGGCTTTGCGTTTGACTTTGCGAAGATGGTAGGACGAGATAGTAAGTTTCGGTGTGGTTCAAGTGAGCATGGCTTAAAGTTATACACAATGGCTGGTACGTTGATATTTGATCAGCGTGAAAAGCTGGTTGAGGCTGCGTTAGCTGATGGTTGTGACTACATTCTGTTCATTGATTCAGATATGCGGTTCCCTAGCGATACGATAGAGATATTGTTAAGCCGGAATGTACCGATTGTCGGAGTTAATGCAGTAACTAGACGCAAGCCTACGCTACCTACAGCATTGAATTTAGAGCTAGATAAAGACGAAAATGGCAAGATTATTAGCCACGCTTGGCATAAAATAGACTCTAAAGGTAAAGAAGGTATTGAGGCTTGTACGGCTGTAGGTGGTGGCGTAGTAATGATTCACAAAGATGTATTTGAGGCTACTAAGAAGCCGTGGTATGACGTAGGCTGGGGCACTAAAGGCATTATTGGCGAGGATGTACATTTCTGCGTCAAGGCTCAAGATAGTGGATTCCAGACGTATGTAGATCACAGTCTGTCTATGCACATTGGTCACATTGGTACGTATGAGTATCGATGGGATGATGTAGAGGATGGGGCTGTGGAGAGACACAACTCAGGAAAATAGTTATGACTGATTACAGTTCGTTAAAATCTACGATAGCGAGTTACTTAGGTCGTAGTGATCTGACTGCACAGATACCGGACTTTATCCAATTGGCTGAGGAACGGCTCCGTAGAGACATTAGAACGCGCCAGATGCTCATCGTTGCTCGTGCTGATACCACAGGAGGCGAGGAGACTATCGGCTTGCCTACGGACTTCCTAGAGATGCGTGACGTACATCTGCGTACTACTCCAGCTTCTTCAGTCACTTACCTTTCACCTAATTCATTTTATGCAATAGCTAGGACTACTGATTCAGGTAAGCCATTGAACTATACGATTCTGGCTTCAGAGATTCAGTTTGCTCCTATACCTGATACTGCCTACAGTATTCAGATGCTGTATTACGGCAAACCACAGTATTTATCCGATAGCAATATTGTTAACGTATTCCTAACTAATTATCCTGATGCTCTGCTGTATGCGGCATTAGGCGAAGCTGAACCATATTTGATGAATGATGCACGACTTCAGACATGGGCTGCTTTGTATGATCGTAGCATTACAGCAATTTCTACTGCCGACCAGAATGGTGAATACGGTGGTCAACCTATGTCAATGTCTGTGAGGTAAATCATGGCTGAAATTTCGAACTATTTGGAAAACGCATTAATTAACGGTACGTTACGTGCTACTAGCTACACAGCACCGACTACTACATTCTTAGCTTTATATACCAATGATCCTACAGATGCCGATACTGGTACTGAAGTCACAGGTGGCTCGTATGTTCGTCAGTCTATTACGTTTAGTGCTCCGTCTGGTGGTGCTACGTCTAATAGCTCTGCGATTGAGTTTCCACAATGTACGGCTGATTGGGGTGTTGTTACTCACGTTGGTATTCGTGACGCTGTAACGGCAGGTAATCTCTTGTATCACTCAGCATTAGATACGAGTAAGACTATTGCTAACGGTGATATCTTTAAGATTACTGCTACGAATCTTTCAGTAACTTTGGCATAAGGGGTAAATTATGTCTACTATCGTTACTCGTGCTGGTAAAGGCTCTGCACTTAGTTATGTTGAGGTTGATGCTAACTTTACGAATCTTAATAGCGACAAATATCAAACTGGTAGTGCTTTAGGTACTCCTGCATCTGGTACGTTAAGTTCTTGTACAGGTCTGCCTATTTCTACTGGCGTTAGCGGTCTAGGTACTAACGTAGCTACGGCTTTGGCTGTTAACGTAGGCTCGTCTGGTGCTGCTGTGGTTAATGGCGGTGTCTTAGGCACACCAAGCTCAGGCACACTAACCAACTGTACGGTTGATGGTACTGAATCTATTGGTTATAGAAATATACCTATAAACAGCAAATCTGCAGCTTACACCACAGTTCTTGCCGATTCTGGTGAGGTTATATTCCACCCATCAACGGACGCAAACGCACGAACATTTACGATTGATTCAAATGCTAACGTAGCGTATGCACTTGGAACAGCTATTACGTTTATTAACATGACTAGCCAAGTCGTAACCATTGCAATCACAAGTGACACAATGTACTTAGCTGGAACTGGCACAACTGGCAGCAGATCGTTGGCTCAGTATGGTATAGCTACTGCGGTGAAGATGACTTCGACAACATGGATCATTTCAGGTAATGGGTTGACCTAATGAGTGGAATAGTTCAAGGCTTAATAGCCTCATTTAAAGCTGCTTCTGTTCCTCCATCTCAAGTGGACGTATTGCTTGTAGCCGGTGGCGGTGGTGGTGGCGGTAATCATGGTGGCGGTGGTGGTGCTGGCGGCTTTAGAGAAACTACCGCATCAGTTGCTTCGGGCGTTTCTTATTCAGTTACTGTCGGAGGTGGTGGTTCTGCAGATACTTCTGGATCAAATAGTTCATTTGCAGCAGTATCAACAGTAACTGCTACTGGAGGTGGCAAAGGTAGTAGTGGAGGAAATGATAATGCTGCTTCTGGAGGTTCTGGTGGCGGTGCAAATTTTGGTTTTAACGGCGGCAGCGGCAATGCTGGCAGTTATAGTCCAGTAGAAGGTTATGCTGGCGGTAATTCACAAAATGCGTATCACCAAGCTGGCGGTGGCGGTGGTGGAGCTAATGGAGTTGGCTCAAACGGAACTAGCACTGCTAGTAATGGTGTTGGTGGAAACGGCGGCGATGGAAAAAGTAGCAGTTATTCAGGAAGCGCAGTCACATACGCTGGTGGCGGTGGCGGAGGCATTAGATTTACTAGCGGAGGTACTGTAGGAACTGGCGGTTCATCAATTGGTGGAAATGGTGGATTAGCTAATGCTAATGGTGGAAATGGATCGGTTAATACAGGTAGTGGTGGTGGTGGTGCAGGTTCTGGAGGTACAGGAGGAACTGGAGGTGACGGTGTGATTATTGTTCGTTATGCTGATTCATACGCAGCAGCCACATCTACAACAGGCTCTCCGACAATCACAACATCTGGCGGTTATAGAATTTACAAATGGACAGGCAACGGCTCAATTACATTCTGAGGTAAAGCATGGCGCACTTTGCAAAACTTGACGAAAACAATATTGTTATTGAAGTTAACGCTGTCCATAACAATGAATTGTTAGATGAAAATGGAAACGAAAGTGAAGAAAAAGGAATCCAATTTTTAATTAATTGGTCTGGTGGTTACACTAACTGGAAGCAAACAAGCTATAACGGAAATAAAAGAAAAAATTACGCTGGCATTGGTTATAAATACGATGAACAACGTGACGCTTTTATTCCACCAAAACCAAATGGAGATTATTGGGTATTTGATGAAGAAAAATGTGTTTGGTATGACCCGGAGTTTAAAGCTATAGAAATAGGAGTTGCGCGTGTCTGAAATAGCAGATGATATAAAAATTGTTGACAATGTATTTGTCAAAATGTTTATGTTTACAAGGGCTGGAGATAGCAATCAAGGACACGCTCATGCTTTTGATCACATTACTTTGCTTGCTTCCGGTTCTGTAAGAATGGAACATGATAAAGGAGTAAATGAATATAAAGCTCCTTTTTTGATTGTTACTCCAAAAAACATTTCTCACAAATTTACCGCTTTGGAAGCTGGAACTTTGCTTGCTTGTATTCATGCAGTTAGAGATGGTGATGGCATTGATGATATTGCTCCTCAAGAAATTACCGAAGCACAAGCAAATGAATTTTTAAAACAATATCCATTGCTTACACAATAAATGTTGTGATGTAGTTGTACAAATGGAATGAATTGATGTTGACGTTGGCATTTTGTGATATGGGATAGAACGTGGATGATGCTTCTAAGTGCCCTGAAGGGGGTTGGGTTATTCGTGACTTTAAGCCAGAGGGTAATTGGTCGTGGAGTCAATCGCAAGAGCAATGGGTTGAGTACACAGTGCAAGAGATAACTCAGATTGATGCTCTGGAATCGGTACAATTAACAACGATTAGTTCATCGGATGTTCAAACATTAACGTCAGAGCAGATTAGTGAGTTGTAATGGCTAACAATTATGTCGATTTTGATTACTGGATTCAGGGCTACGGTGAAGATGACCTAAGCTCTCCTGATCTATACGTTGTCGCTGGCTATTGGGATTCTGGCTACTGTGAGAACGAAGGTATTAGTGCGTCCATTATCGGTAATGTTACGGTACTAGCGGCTGGACAAGCTATAAAACAAGGTGTTGCAAGCATTACAGGTACGGCTACAGTAACGGCTAATGCAACTGAAGTTGAAGGAGTAAAAGCAAGCATAACTGGTTTAGCTACGGTAACGGCTAACGGTACATTTGTAGCTGTTGGCAAGGCTAGTATTAATGGTCTAGCTACAGTTACGGCAAATGGTAGCTCAGTATTTTCTAGTCGTGCTGCTATTACAGGCAATGCCAATGTGGGTGCTATTGGTGATGTTATTGGTTATCAATGGACTGTAGTAACTCCAGAATCAACTACTTGGGCTAAACAGTAATGGCAAAGCAAAAGATTATCTTCGGTGAGTGGTTGCCAGATCAGCCGGGTGTTACTGGTGCTGTAACTGATGCCTTTAATTGTTATCCTGTTACTAACGGATATGCTCCGTTACGTGAAGCTGTAGATTACTCGTCTAATGCAGGTCAGAACTTATTAGTCGCATTTGCTGGTAAGTTTGCTGGTGCGTCTACGCTATTTGCTGCTGGTGCGACACAGATTTACAAGTTTAACCCTAGTAATACTGGCTTAGATGCCTTAACCACTACTGGATATTCTACTGTTGAGTCATGGGATATTACTCAGTTTGGCTCTAAGATGATTCTAGCCAATGGTGCAGACCAATTACAGGCTTATGATCTAGGATCATCGACTTATTTTGCTGACTTGGCTGCTGCTGCTCCTGCTGCTAAATTTGTAACGGTAGTAAGAGACTTTGTTGTAGCGGCTAACGTAGGTGGTGAGGAAAATAAGGTCTACTGGTCAGATATTAATGACGAAACTGACTGGACTCCGGGTGCTGCTTCTCAGTCTGACTCACAAATAGTACCTGATGGCGGTGACATTACAGGTCTAGCGGGTGGTGAATACGGTCTAATCTTCTTAGAACGTGCTATTTATCGTATGTCGTATGCAGGTAGTCCGTTTTTCTTCCAATTTGACGCTATTTCTAGGACTTTAGGCTGTATGTCTAACGGTTCTATCGCTCAGTTTGGGAATTTAACGTACTTTCTAGCTGATGATGGCTTTTACATGTGCGATGGCAAGTCTGTTAAGAATATCGGACTAGAAAAGGTTAACCGTTGGTTCTTTGATAATGTCAGTTTGAGCGAAATTCAGACTGGTATGAGCGCAACCATTGATCCAGTACGTAAGTTAGTTATCTGGAACTTTAAGAATAACTTCGGTCGCAGATTCTTGCTGTATTACTCTATCGATTTAGATAAGTGGTCATACGGTTTAACTGACGTGAACTTCTTAGCGTATGGTCTGACACCTAGTGCCACACTTGAACAGTTAGATATTTACTATTTTGATACTACAAACCAGAAAACTGGTACGTATACACAAAGTAGCACTACCGTTACTGTTACTGTAACGGATCATGGATTAGAGACAGGTGCTTATGTATCTTTTGACGCTACATCTGGTGCTGGAGTAGATGGAGTATTTGCAGTAACAAGAACTGGTGCAAATACATTTACATTTACAGCAGCAACTGGTGCGACTATTACCACATCAAATTGCACAATCACATTACCAAGTATCGATAACACGGCAGAGCAAATACCGTTAGATTCACGTACTTGGGCTGGTGGTCAGCTTATATTCGTTGGCGTTAGAAATCAGAAGATTGTAGTTTTCTCTGGTGCATTGCAAGCTGCATACATTACTTCTGGAGACATTGACATTGGACGTTCTATTATCACATTGGCAAAACCTATTATCGATAATGGAATCGCGTCAGTCGCAGTCGCAAGTAGAAAACTATTGTCAGATAGCGTCGAATTCGGAACAACAGCTACACCAGACTCAGACAACCGAGTGCCATTGAGAGCTAACGGTAATTACCATCGTATTAAGGTAACTCCGACCAATGCCAATTGGGAAACTATTGTCGGATGTGAGATTGAAATTACTCAGCAGGGCAATCGATGACTAGATCAGTACAGTTTCGTACTCTACCTGTATTCGGTGCTGATGAACGCTCTGTTAGTGAGGTTGTCCGTGGAATTATGGACGGTAAGACGAACAATACTGGTACGGTTACTTTAGCGACAGGTAATACTACTACCACTACGCTATTTGACGATCGTATAGGCAAAGAGAGCCTTTTATTCTTTACTCCTGTATCTGCGGCTGCATTTACTGATGCGATGCCATACGGAGCGTTTCAGGACTCTACGAACCAGACTGCTGCTAATACTACGACTGCATATGCTATTACATTAAATACAACTGACTACTCTAATGGAGTGTATTTATCCAATAGTTCACGGATGAACGTCAGGAATGCAGGTGTTTACAACTTGCAATTTTCCATTCAGTTTAAGAATACGACTAATAGCAGCCAAGATGCAGATGTGTGGTTTAGAAAGAATGGAACGAATATAACGGCTTCTAATAGTCGGTTTGGTATTCCAGCACGACATAGTTCTAACGATCCAAGTCATATTATTGCTGCATTAAATTACTTTATTGAATTAGCTGTAGGTGACTATCTTGAGATAATGTGGAGAGTTTCTGATACTGCCGTAACGATTGAAACATTTGCGGCAGGAACTAGCCCGACTAGACCGTCAGTACCTAGCGTTATTACTACGTTAAATTATATTTCTCCTAATGCTTCAACTAATATATATGTTAGTAGTCAAGTACGAGGAAGTGCTACTCTGACACATTGGTCTAACAACACGGCAGATAAAACTTATGGTTACATTGTGGTGGGCTAATGGAGTATAGATATATTGCTCCACAGGAACTAAGACAATGGTGGGCTAGTGTAAGAACTGGCTTAGAGAAGATTAAAAGTAGGAGTCCAGAAAACTGGATTATTGAAGATGTATATACAGACTGTTTCAACCAAAAGAGTCTGTTGTTTGTACTGATAGAGAATAACCACTACGCTGGCTTCTTTGTCCTGCAACCACAAGGTGAGACTATGCATCTATGGGCTGCTTATTCGTTAGAAAATAGTTATGATGTTGTCGAAAATGCCTTAAAATATATAAAAGGCATGGCTGCTGAAGCTAAGGTTAAATACATAACATTCTCTAGCCATAGGCGTGGATGGAGTAAGAGGGCGGTTCAATACGGATTCCGTCCTAAATTATGGATTTGTGAGGTGTAATTATGGGCGGCGGCGGCGGACAACAAGACAGCACTACCACTACGAGTATTGATCCAGCGATCAAACCGTATGTTACTTATGGTCTAGAGGAAGGGAAACGTCTCTATGAATCTCAGACTCCTTCATTCTTCCCTGGTCAGACGTATGTAAGCCCATCTGCACAGACTCAGGAAGCCTTGCGTATGGCTCAGGAACGAGCTATGGCAGGTTCTCCGCTAACAGGTGCAGCACAGGCAGAGACGCTAGCTACGATTCAAGGGCGAGGCGTTAATCCATTCCTAGCGGGTGCTTTAGAGGGAGTGAATAGACAGGCTGGCGTTGATTACACTAATGTAATTCAAGATTTGAATTCTAGGACTGCATCTGCTGGTCGTTATGGCTCTGCTGCTCAAGGTCAACAGATAGGTCAGGCTCAAGACATATTTGCTAGAAACATAGCTGAAGCTGGTAACAGAATGGCTTATCAGTCTGCTGAGGCTGAACGTCAGCGTCAAATGAATGCTGTTGGTGCTGCTCCTGCGATGGCTAATGCTGATTTTGCTGATATTCAGCGATTACTTAGCGTTGGCGGTGCTAAAGAGGCTCAAAGTGCTGCTCAGTTACAAGATGAAATGAATCGCTTTAACTTTGCTCAAAACCTGCCACAAGCAAAACTCAGTCAGTTTGCTAACCTGTTCTCTAGCGTTCCTCAAGGAACTCAGACGGTTCAGACTGCTACACCAACAGGGGGTAAATAATGGGAGAGCCAGTTACTACAGGCATGATGATCGGTGCTGCTCTAGGTGGCGGTACGGCTGCTATTAAAGGTCAAGACCCACTTAAAGCTGCATTACTTGGCGGTCTTACAGGTGCGGCTGGCGGCGGATTTGCTGGTGGATTTAGTGGTGCTGCTAATCCTGCTAATGCTGCGCTTATTGCACAACAACCTGCGGCTAGTTATGCAGCAAGTAATTTATCTTCTCCTACATTTATGCAACAGCTTGGCGGCGGATTTACAGGCGTTAAAGATATGTTTAGCGGTGCTAATACATATTTAAACCAGAATCCTTTTACTGCAACAGCCGGACTAAGTTTAGCTCAAAATGCATTTCAACCTGAACAAGCTATGCCAATGGCTCCGGCTGGACAAATTAACAGAGGTCAAGTTCAACCAATGGATTACATGAGCCTATTGAACCCACAGAATCAGACTGTCATTCGTCCACCACAAATTTCGTTATTGGGGTAATTTATGGCTATCGGCGATTACTTAAATGTTTTTGGTGCTAGTAATCCTAATTATGAAGGATTATTAAGCCCACAAGATGCGGCTAGTCTTTCTCAGCGTTCCAATATTGCTGGATTACTTGGCTCTGCTGCTGCATTAGTTCAAGGCATGAGTAGGCAAGGTGGCAGACGTTCTGCTGCTCAAAATATATTAGGTGCTTTAGGTGCTGGTTACGGTGCATCAGGTCAGGCATATCAAGGCGGTATAGAGCAGATGGCTAATGCTCAGAAGTTAGCTCAAATGCGACTTCAAATGAATCAAGCTGCTCAAACTCAACAAGCTATTGAGACATTGATAAATGACCCACGTATTAAGAATGATCCTTTAAAAATTACTTATTTAAGGGCTAATCCTGCTGAGGCATTGAAACTGTATTCTGAGTTGTTGCCAATTCAAGAAGCGGCTAGAGGTGGTCAACCACAAGTTCAACCTGCTCCTGTTGCTCCTTCTGCACCAGTACCAGTTGCTGCTCCACAAGAAGCTGTTGTTCAACCAGTTAACGAAGCACCAATTGCTCAAAAAGTTGTTGCTGCTGGAGAAAACCAACTTCAGGGTGTAAATGTCACAGCGAAACCAAGTAGAGCAGCACCATTAATAGCACAGCAAGATGCATTACTTAATCAAATGCGAATATATTCTGATATTCAATTTGCTGGCAATCCAAGAGCTAAAGATATTATTGATAATGCCAATAAATCTTTAGAACAGCTTACTAAACAAATTAATAAAATATCAGTTGAGGAGTTTGACTTTTCTGGATTAAAGAAAAGACTTCCTCCTGAATATGCTTCGCGTGTTGATGATATTCAGCAAAATGCTGGTGCTTTAACTATGGATCAATTAATTTCAAAGACAGAAGCCTTAAGCAAAGAAGCAGTTGAATTTAAGCAAAAAACAACTGATTACACTAATGAAGTTCGTAGAACTGCTGCTGAACTTTATCCTAAGACTCCATTAAATGAACTTAATGCAAATCAAATGAAACGGCTTAATGCTGTTTTATTGCAGCGTGATAAAGAAGCTCGACGTTCTGGTGCTATGGTTATAGACATGGGTCAAAAGACTGTTGCTGTAGAACGTGCAAAAGCACAGGTTGCTAGCGAAACTGCTGCTGAAGGTGCTTTGGCTGTTGCTGGTGATGTTAGGGCTATTGTTGATGTGTTAAAGCCGTATAAAGGTGGAAGATTAGATCAACTTAAAGCTGAATTAGGACCCTATTTGCCGGGCACTAACTTTGAGAAAATATCTACCGCTGCTGGTGTTGCTGAGGCTCTAAGGGCTAAAATTGCTCCTACATTGCGTGTACCGGGTTCTGGTGCTTCTTCAGATACCGACATAAAACTGTTTTTGTCTGCTATTCCTTCTTTGTCTCAATATGCTGAAGGTCGTGAATTATTAGCTACATTTACAGAGAAATTTGCGAACAGATCAGCAGCAGCAGCAGATATAAAAGCCAAGATGATTGAAGATGGAACATATTCAATAAAGGCATTTCAGACTGAATTGAAAAATGCTGGCTATGAAACTGTGTTAACTCCTGAAGATTTGCAAAGGTTAAATAAATTTCAAGCACCAGCAGGATCGCAAAATGTTACTCCATCAAGTCCAGCAGTTAACAGGGCTTTTGAAAAACATAAGCCGAGGTAATTATGGCAATAAATATTACTGATTTAGAACAGGCTTTAGTTAACGCAGATGCTGCTGGTGATGATGTAAGTGCTCGTCTTTTAGCTGCTGAACTAAACAAAATATATTCTGCAAAAGAGCCACAAGGAAGCGTTATAACTGGAGCACAAAAACGACTATCTCAGGCTGGTGAAGGTATAACTGGCATGGGTATGCGTATTGGAGAAATGTTAGGCTTTACTTCTCCAGAGCAAATGAAGCAGTATGAATCTAGAGTACAGCAAGAACGCTCTGTAATGTCTCCTACGTATCAGTCAATGAGTCCTACTAGTGGTCGTGAGATTGCAGGTTCCACTATGGTTGATGTCCTTGCTAGTTTAATGGGTGGTACTGGACTTAAAGCAGCTAAGAATGTTCCTTTTGTTGGTGGAACTGCTGAGGCTTTAGGTGGTGCATTAGCTCCTACAACTGTCCCACAAGCTATTGGTGGCGGTGCATTGTATTCCTTAACTACTCCATCAGAAAGTATGTCCGAGGCTGCATCTAAAGCAGTATTAGGTGGTGGTGCTGGCGGTATAACTCAATTTGGATTGCGTCAACTTGGCTTGGCTCCAAAATTAGAGCCTAACTTAACTCCACAGCAGCAAGAAGTAGCTCGTAGAGCATTAGAGCAAGGGTTCCAACTTGATCCTACACAAATTACTGGCTATGGTGGTGGATTAAGAGAAGGCATTAAGTCTCGTTTCCCTATTGCTAGAGAAGCATTTACTCGTCTTGAAGAAAACAATCAAAACCAGACAAATAACATTGCAAAAAGTCTAATTAAAATACCGCAATCAGCAGATTTAACTAATGAGTCAATGGAAACTGCATTTAAGTCTGCTCTTAATAATTATCAAGTTTTAAAAAAGGTTCCTTCTATACAAGGTGACCAGCAATTTGTACAAACAATAAATACTGAATTAGCTAGATTGAATAAAATACCAAAATCGCAACTTAGTGCTGATGATAAAAAAGCTATTCGTGTATTAAATGAATATAAGAGTTTTGGCACTCAATCAATATCTGGTGATGAAGCATTTATCCGTTCTAAAGCTATTGGTAACAATTTATTCCAAGCGCAGAAATCTGGCTCTGGAGAAGCTGCAAACGCATTTAAAACGCTGCGTAGTGCATTTGAACAGTCAATTGAAGATTACTTATCAAGTCCAGCTAATTTAATGCGTACTAATGGCAAAGCAACATTAGACCAGTTTAAAGATGGTCGTAAAACGCTATCTAATTGGTATTTAATTGATAATGCATTTAATCGTGATACTGGCAATGTAAGTGCAGCTAAGTTGTCGCGTGAGTTGGCTAAGAAACCTACGTATGGCACTACTAAAGAGCCTATTGAAACTGCTGCTCAATTGAGTGGTGCGTTCCCTAGAGCATTTCCTAGTAGCGGAACATCAGAAAGAATGTCTTACGGTGATCCATTATCATTATTGTTTCAGTCACCAGTAGCAATTCCTGCTTATTTGGCTACTTCTCAGCCAGTACGTAATATTCTTGGTCAGAGATATTTGGGTGCAAAGCCGGAAGGACTATTGGGTAATATTTATGGTGGCATTTCTACTGCTGGTGGTTATTTGCCTCAACCTGCTAGAAATGAATTTGGTCGGGCTTTAATGTCTGCTGAACAACAGCAATTAATGCAAACGCTACAGCCTACTTATGGTCAATAAAGGTTAAATCATGGCAAAGAATAAAATTTCTGAATATAGTGCTACAGCATCCAATAACACGGATATTGGAGGTATTAACATAGCTGAGGGCTGCGCTCCATCAGGTATTAACAATGCTATCCGCGAGTTAATGGCACAGCTTAAAGATCAGCAAACAGGCACAGACGCAGATAGCTTTGTTGTCGGTGGTGCATTTACTTGTACTGGTGCTGCTGTATTTAGCTCTACTGTGGCGTTAGGCGCATCAGCTACGGCTACTACGCAATCGGCTGGAGATAACTCCACTAAGGTAGCTACTACGGCTTACGTTGGTAACTCTGTAGCTCTTGCTTATCCAGTAGGTTCAATATATATCAATGCCTCTGTTAGCACTAACCCTGCTACATTGTTTGGATTTGGTACATGGACTGCGTTTGGTGCTGGTCGTGTAATGGTAGGCTTAAACGGAAGTGATTCTTCGTTTGATACTCTTGAAGAAACTGGTGGTTCTAAAGATGCTATCGTCGTAAGCCATACTCACTCAGTTAGTGATCCCGGTCACAACCACACAGTTGGAATTCAGACTAAAACACTCGACCAAAATGCTGGTGGTTCAAGTCTTGCTGGTGCTGGTACTACAACTACAAGTACGGCAAGTACAGGAATCTCAATTAATTCAACTGGTGACTCTGCTACTAACGCTAACTTGCAACCATACATTGTCGTATATATGTGGAAGCGAGTTTCTTGACTTTTGTTAATTGTATTGATTGCAATGTTGTATTTGAAGCATCAAGAAGCGATGCAAAAAGATGCCATGTTTGTAAACTTACATATAGAAGAAAACGCGATGGAACTTTAGAAAGAAGAATGAAAAGAAATGCTCGCCATAAAGAAATAAGACAAAAAGCATTTGATGGATATGGTGGTAAATGTTCTTGCTGCGGAGAAAATAAATTTGAATTTTTGGCTATTGACCATGTAAATGGTGGCGGCAGAGAAGAAAGAAAAAAATTATCTACAAGGCAAATAGCAGATAAAGTAATAAATAATGGGTTTCCTAAAGATTATCGTGTTTTATGCCACAATTGTAATCAAGCTATCGGGTGGTATGGAATATGCCCACATGAGAAAGAAAGATTGAAATAATCATGGACAAAATACAATTGACAGACGAGCAGATTGACCATATTGCGGAACGTGCTGCTGAGGTCGCATTTAAGCGTATCTATGAAGAAGTAGGTCGGTCGGTTGTAAAGAAGATATTCTGGATTGTTGGTGCTGGTGCGCTAGGTCTAATGATCTGGATGGCTGGTAACGGCTCATTAAAGTGATGTGGACCCACTTACACTTCTAGCGTTAGCTAATGCTGCTGTAGCGGCTGTAAAGAAGGGCTGTCAGTTATACAAAGATATTAAAGGTGCTGCTGGTGATGTAAAGGAAGTGCTGGATGATTTAAAGGTTCAGTTTCATAAGATACCAAACCCTACACCAGCACAAAAGATTCAATATAACGAGGAAGTAGCTAGAGTTCAGGAGATAGCTAAAGCTGATCCTAACGATGTATTTACTGACATTGGTAATCAGTTAGGTGCGTTATTAGATGCACAAGATCAGTTAGGTAAGG